AAGCATAACGTCACCGGCGGTGCCAAGTTCAGGCAATTTTTCGGTGAAGTACACTTCGCGACCAAGCAACCGCATCACTGGCTCGTTTTGCAAGTTTGGCAAGAAAGTTACAAAGTTACCGCTGGTGGCCATTTGCGACAACTTTGGCTCGACAGACTGGTGCATAATCCACACAGCACGGCGCTTACTAGAGGCTGGCAGCCGGGCAATCATGTTTACCGCATCAGCAATCTTGAAATCACTTGCAGTGTCACGGCTTTGGCTGTACGTCGCTGGGGCATTTAAAATACCAAGCGGTTTTCCAACGCCATTGCCCTGCAAGAAATTGTAGTCTTCAAACCAAGCCTTGGCCAGCCCGAACTGACGAATAAGCATGGCAGACAACGCAGGCGCGTCTTTCATGGCCTCATCAGAAGTTTGGATGTAACCGCCCATCTTGTTTACCTTGATGTCGATTTGCGAAAATTGCATACTGGTTTGTGTCAAGTTGCCAGCTTCGGCAGTCCAGTACAACTTTACACCCGACAAAAATGCAGACGAACCATCAGGGCTAATGGTTTGATCCAACCGCGGAGCCTTGAATTCTGGAGATGACATTGGGATAACAAATGCCCCCGGACGGATAATTGATTCCTCTAACGCAATTCCCTCAATCATGGTGCCATATTCGGGTGGGATTGCATACCCAACAGTGGTACCACTTGATTCAATTTGCGTGGCTTTGATTCCGTAAATTTCAGTAATGCGCTTATCGTCACGACGAATAGCGGCCGTACAGAAGTCAGCGAAGTTCTTGATACCAGCGTCTGCGGTACCGCCATCGGGAGTAACTATGCCGTTTGCGGCCAGTGCGGGGTCATTAAGAATGGTCTTGATAACATCACTCTTAATCATCCCGGCAATTTGGTTTGCCAAGGCATCAACTTCAATAGACTGAATGCTCATCGTTTCCCTCGTAGCAATAAAATTACACGTTGAGATGGGGATCCCGGCTGTTCCTCTGGCTGTGGCGCATCACTTACTTTCTCGATGTAGGTTTTGTATTCAGCTGGTTGCGGCGTGATAGATAATTCAGCTGGCACCCAAGTCTTCAACTCCCCACGTTCGCGACGGGTAAGGTGATGTGCGGCCCCGGTTGATAGACCGACTGCGCCAGATTGAATCAACTCTTTAATGCGGCCAATGTACTTATTGCGCCGATTCAGTTGAAACTCAAACCACACTCCTGTGTCATCAATTTCGGACTTTGTCACACTTCCAATTGGATCAGATATAGTTTCAAGTGAGTGATCCCAGTAGAGTGGCATACCTTTGAAATCACGCTCTTGTCCTATATAGGTGTTTTTGGTAAATTTGTCGCCAACCAAATCTACCGATCCGAACACGATGCCAAGACCACGATAGACATCTTCTTCAGCACTAACTGACTTAATTGACAAATCGTCAAGATCAACGGATTTTTTCTCATCACCCCACGATGTTGGGAGAGAACCAGTTAACCCCTTGCGTTTTGCCAATGCAATTAAACGAGCCTTGAATACATCAAACGTAATCTTACCACGATAACGACCCCACGAAGATACAGCATCACGCACGTCTGACGCATCTACCACTGGGAACGCACGATCTTCTGGGATAACAAAATCGCCATCAGGAAGCTTGTTGCGCTGTGCGGTTGATAGCACCGCTTTCATCTCGTCTTCCATTTGATCTTCCGCTTGATCTTCCGCTGGCTTTTGTTCGCCCTCTGATTCGTATTCTTCCGTATCATACTCGCTATTTTCAAGCGCATTATCACTAATAACCCAAAAACGACACACCCCCATGGCTTCTACTTGACCATTTACAATTGCACACCCACCACTGCGGTAGAATGCGCACTCGCAGCAGCACTTGCCGTAATTGGGCTTGTTTTCTTCTGCGTCTTTATATTCGCACCCATTTGCATCGTCGCCAAGTTCAAATGGGCCATATCGCGTCACAATTGCATTAAAAGCATCTGCAATGGCAATTTGTTTATCAGTTAGGTACACTGTCAATCCTCTGTTTCACTGCTTGTCATTGTTGGCTTGCCGTCTTTTGGCATGCCCTGACGGCGTTTGCGTTCAATAAGCAACTTGCGCTCTTCATCAGACAGTTCCATTGCCTTTGACTTTGGCAGGCACTTTGGGTATCCGTTTTCCTCGTCGGTGTCGTTGCGACCACATTTTTGATACCCAACTATCTTACCATCAGCCATGACTGGCTTTGAGATGTCTACCCAATCCTCGTCAAACCACTCACGCAAATCCTTTTTTGATGCACTCGACTCCCACTTGCCCCCACGTGCCTTGTACCACTTTGATGCAAACGCATTGGCATATGCGGATGGGTAAACCGCAAAACGACGCTTTGCTTCTTGAATTGCCGTTGCCCACAATTCCTTGTCAAGTGGATTGTTTTCACGCTTGAAAGAATCTTCAGCAAACAATTCATGCTCATACTCTACCACAAGCACATCAATTTCTTCAATAGACTTAGTGGAGTAATATGGTTTAGCCCCGCCACGTTTTTTTACCATTTTTTCGTACACACCAATAAGGTACTGCGAGGCATATGCCGACGGGAATTTGTCATACTTCTGCCTAGCCATGCGACGCGCTTTGCGGTATAACGCCGGGTATTTAACTTGCGATGGAACCGAGGCCTGTCCCGGTGTCGCTGGCTTTGCTTGTGGTGCATTTGGTTGGTCGCCAGTTCTTGTATACCCGGCAACGCGCTGACCGCCACGATAGTATGGCTTAACAGAAACAGCCTTTGCACCATCAAGCTGTTTGACAATGCGACTGACCCATGCAAATGCAGAGTCGCCACCCCATCCATGCCAAGCCTGCCACCCCTTACCCTTGTCGCCCCATGTTGATCCGCTTTTGTCAACAACATGACGCTTAAACCAAGCGTACATTGTGCGAATGTCTTTTTCGGTAAAGTCTTCATTGTTTATCAACTGACGCGCCCGTGCCAGTCCCTGAGCAATCATACCGCGTTGACTTGGCGGTTTTGACGCTCTAACTTCAAGTGCGCGACCAGCCGCCTCACGAGCGGCGGCTGGGGCTTTCCAATTGTTATCCATAACAACCTCGCTTCGTGATTTGTTATCCAACGCGGCAAATAGTTAGGTTTTGAGATCCATCGGTTGCAGACGGCGCAACGTGCGTGATTGTTGTTGCCGCTGCAACATTTAAGTTCATTTTGACGGTTGGCACAATGGCACCAACAGGCCCGTTACAGTAAAACATACACAGCTGTTGCACCAATGTATTTGCGGTTGGTGTGATATGTGTCTGGTAGAGATATGTACTTGCCCCGCCATCAAATAAATAAAATCGAGTGTCAATACGTGTGGCCACGGTTGATCGAAACTGAAAAGCAAACAGATACATTCCCTCTTGCGGGATTGGGATGGTTGTTACTGGAACTGTGCTTGAAAAGTTTTTTTCAGATCCGGCGTTGTACAGAAGTCTGGTGTCCCAAGCAACATCAACGTTGCCGGCAGCGCCAAAAACAGTATTTGTACTTTTAGAAAATATCTGACGGTTTTCCCACAGACGGCCATTTACTTGGTCATACAAGTATCTCACACTTCCACTTGTGCCAAGCAGGTTGTTCCAAAGCAGTGCCGTAAGCGCGTTGCCAGTAGATACACTTGATGGGGCTGTCCAAGTCATAATATCCTCCTATAAAAATTGTTGTGTTCCGTCAAAATTGTACGACCCAAAAACTATTATTTCAGCACTTCCAAGTGTTGAGCTTGTGGTACTAACAATTGACGTATCGACAGGGTTTGGTAGTTTGTACCTGTACTGACACAATTCTTTTATTGCATCATTCCACTCGCTACCACCAGCAAGTGGATCTGCAACATACGTAGTGTACACCAGAGAATGATACCCAACAGAACCTGTGTACATTGTGTATGTATCGCTTAGATTCAAATACCCCACGTCGCCACCAAACCAAAATGTATTTGAGTCAGCGTAATTGTATGCACCCCACAAACCACCCGTCGATATTGCGCTATGAGATGTAACAATGTTGTTGTCAATGCTAATACGAAAAAAGGCTCCGTCATATGTCATGGTGTAGATGTGTACATCTTCTGGTTGCCATGCGGACACAACTGCGCCAGTTATTCGAGTTGACTTGTAACTACTTCCAACCCTGCTTATTAAGTAATTGTAATTAGTAGACGAATCTCGAAACAAGTGAATATCAGCATATGACCAAAGGGGAGTGTCGCCGATGCTTTGCGACACTCCAACAGAAAGAACAAATGCCTTTTTGCCATAACCAATGTTTGAAATTCTTGCAATAGATGTAACAGAGAATCCAAGTGGTGATCCCAAGAAAATATTACTACTTCCGTTGTATCGAAGCGCGGCTTCTTGGTTGAAAACCATGAGTGGGTATCTAAGATCCCCTTGGCCAGCATAACTGTCGCTTGGTTGATAAAAAACAGGCAAAAACTCTTGCGATTGGGTGGAGGATTCTGTTGTTGAGTATACAGACACAAGGTTTTTTGTGTCAGACATCTCATACTCGCTCCATGTCGAGTATCTACTTCCACCACTTGTTGTGTTCCATGCGTTGTCTTTGTTTACGGCAGCATCCCATGCGTTGATTGTAAAATCATCACTTATCTGGCGCAATACCCCATTACGAATTAATATTTGTGTCACATAGACCTCACTAGTGGTAACAGCTTTCGATTGTACCTACCTCTAAAGTAAGTTTTTAGGTGGTCAAACATACCGTATTCGTTGCGCCAACCACGCTTAAGATGATACATCTTTTGCGTTTTAGACCAATGAACGAGGTGAGAATATGATGCGGTGTTATACAAATAGTACTTGTTGTCTTGTACCATGATGACCCACTTGGTAAACATCACCTCTGATGGGATTGTTATTTTGCGACTGCCGTCTTTGCCAAACGAAACCCAGCCGACACCACGTTGCCAGTAGCTTTTTCTTACCCCCTTGCGTTTACCGTCTTTTGTTCTAACTGAAGCCGCCGGAGGCTCTGGGGGATATACACTTATCCAGCTTCTGGCCGCAACAGCAGTATCGTACATGATGTCGTTGATTAAACGCTGTACTTTAAGCGCATAACTATCGCCAGCCTTGGCGTTGTTTATCATGCTTGCCAAAAGCGGTGTCATTGTTATTTTGCTACTACCTCTTGCTCTTGGCATGTTACCTCTTTAGCACAATGTAGCATCGGCAGTACGGGTGGGCTGGTGGCGGTGTTTGCCAAACGTCTTGTTGTTTGCCGTTGTATGATCTGCACACAGAACACACCATCTCGTCTTCTTGTGTTTGCCAGTACACATTTAAATCAAGACCGGCGTTCTTAAGATACTCTTGCATCTTCATAGTCACCATTGAAGACATGTTCGTGTACTCGGTGGTGGCAATGATCTCCGCTCTGCGATCACCAAACGCTACATCAAGCACCCGTGATGTTATTGGTGTGTTTGCGCCAACCAAAGTTGACAGATAGCGACGGGTTGTGTCCTCTAGTTGCGCCTTGCGCTTGGCAATATACGCATTCCATTCTGGCGCCAACTTAACGGCCAGATCTGACGGGTCTACCCCGATACCGTGTTGAATTATTTCTTGTTCTATCTTTGATGAGTACACATTGCTTATGTTGATATTAAGCATTTCTGCTATCTTATCAGCAAGCATTTTGGCGTACTTATCAACGTCAATTTGACCAGTTTCAGCAAGCAACTGGCGCTTTATCTGGTTCATGGCCGACAATATCATGTCGTACAACTCACGTTCGTCGTCTTCAAATCCAGATCCGGCAACGCGCTTCATATTTCCGAATATAAGCGAAACCTCATCGGCGCATTTTGCATTTGCAAGTTGCTCACGAATAATGAATTGCTCATCTTCGGGGATTGTTTCAGACACAAACTTTACATTAGCGTTTTTGCCAATATGCACCTGCTTGAGTGACTTTGATCGCCACTTTGATAGGTCTACAGACTTTTCAGATGGCATAATCGCATCTGCGCTTTGTGTTTGCGGCTGTTGTTGCGCTGGTGCGGTGGCGTTAATTATTTCTTCTGGGGTGTCAAACTTATCATCGATATTCATTGGCGCTTCTTGAATTGGGCCGTAGCCCATCATGTCGCGCGCTTCGTTGACAGTAAGAATTGGAGAACCAGTAAGTTGAATAACGCCCTGCGCTTTATCGATTTCGTTGCGTTGGTATGTTTCAAGCTTGTTAGGAACTGGCACAATGCGGATGTTGAATCGAGAGAAGTACTGATCGTTTATGGCGTTGCATATTGATAGTGCTTCTGGGTATACGGTGTTTTCGTAAAACCCCAGGCGATCTACCTGCGCCGTAGCGTATGTTGCCGCATTTGACAACACAAGGCTATGCGGCACACCAAGCGCGGTCAGAACATCGGTACGGCTCTGTTCGGTAAGATCTGGATTCACGGTATCTTTTAACGTGTCGCCTATCACCACTGGCTTTACATCGGCGCGAATACCAACACTCTGCCATGCGTTTTTTACCCCACTGATAAAACGCTTCCACCATGCTTCAAGTTTCTCGATTTCCGCTTGCTGTGTGGCTCCCCCAACAGTCAAAAGCGTAGCCTTAATTGCCCCACGCTTCCAAAAGTTTTCTAAGAATGTGTCTAGGAAGTACAGTGTTGACGCAGCGCGCATTGCAGTTTCGGCATCGGACACACCATGCCCAATCTCGGCATCAATGTTGTCTGTCCAAAAATATATAACTTCATCAAGCTGTATTTCGTATGTCTTTTCGTTCATTACTCTATTAAAGCCAATCAGGCCGCGAGTCTGATCTACAATTGGCTTGATAGTCCGGGGCATCAAAGATCTCATGCGCTGGTTAATTCCGTACTTGTTTTTCTCAATTAGCAAATATGCGTGACCATAAATGCACAAATTGAGTTCAACCTTTTTAAGCAATGGCCGAAGCGTCCGCATCAGTTCTATCATGTCTTGGTCGTGTGTTACATCTTCGCCATTTCTTATAACGCTGTATGGGAACGAAGCCACACTATTGGCGCGTAACTGAATGGCGCTTTTCATTACAGGAACTTGCTTATATGCGTTTTGTACGCTTATGGGATTATTGTCGTCTGGCTGACCCTCAAGCATTCGCCAGTAGGTAGACGGGAACGCTTCGATTGGAATTGATTTTATTCCCATAATAACAACCTGCCTCCATTTCCAATCATTGGCATTGCGCCACTGACAGAGTCAACATAATCATCGTGTTTGCCAGTTGGGAACATGCAAACCTCATCCAAGAATCCATCAACCCAGCCACCATTTACTATGAAAATCTTACCACTTTCGGCTCTGCTTGCCCAAGACATAGCCCTTTGCACCTTGTCGTTTTTGACATCAATGGAGTATATTGGCACCCCGGCAATCTCTGGCACTCTCATTAACTCTTGAAGAGCTGCAATGCCATGCAAGGCCTTTTCAATGTAGTGCGAGGTGAACGGTTCGTTTAGCATTGTGCGTATCATCACTTTTTGGACATCAGGCCACTCAGCCTTTAAGTGAATACCATCACGCAAATAAACATTGCCGTTTTCGTCCATGCCAACAGCTACAGATGCTGTATAGTCGGCATTGGACTTTACACTTGCAGCAAGATCCCAATACCTAACCCAGTTTATTGACGGAGTTATGCTTGTTGTGTTGAACCACGACCGCTTAAACATAGCGCCACTTGGATCAATGAAATCACCGTCAATTTCTTGGGCTTGCCACTCACTAGTATAAGACTCCATAAGTGTTTCGACAAAATCCTCTGGTAGGAAGTGATTTTCTCTAGTACTTGATTTGATTATTTCATATTTACCACCCGAAATAAATACTTTGTATACCCAATTTGCCTTGCCCCTTGGAGTGGTCACCGCCCATCCCTTAGATGGACGTTCTCGAATACGGCCAATAATGATGCGCCAGCACTCATAAGAAAGCATTGCGGCCTCATCAAGCATAAACCACCCGATGTTTGGGCCACGTAATTTATCTGGCTCTTCGCCAGATCTGAATATGACAGTGCGGTCGCCACGAAGCGTTGCTTTTCGCAATTTCTTTTCGTAGTCTTTCAGGATTTGCGCTTCTTCGGCAAGTTCCATAAAAGTACGAAGCGTGGTGTCTTCCAGCATAGTGTATGTAGGGGCAATTATCATTCCGTTTGTTCCGGGTTGCTGCCGAAAAGCCTCGATGGTTCCAGCGCGAGTTTTCCCAGATCCGACACCACCAACAAATAAACGAAACTTAGCTTGGCTCGTCCAAAAGCGGCGTTGTGGCTCCGTCATTGTTGAGTGCTTTATCACTCTTAATTCCGAGGTCGATGACATAATCGTCCACCCTATCGTGTTCAATAACTTTTCTGCCATAAGAGTGTGGGTATCTGCGCTCCAACTTCCATGCGGCCGCCTGCCAAACCCCATCTGCGGCGGCTTGTTCTATTCGTGCAAGCCACCTCATGGCTGCCTTACCCTCGGCGACATTTATGGCCTCATCGAAATCCGGCTTTGTTTTGCGCCATTCCTTAAGTGTTACAATGTTTATTCCTGCTGCCTGCGCTGCAAGACCATGAGTGGCTCCAAGTTCTATGGCCTGACATATTATTGAAACCCTATCTTGGTTGTATTTATCGTTCATTTTCAATACCTCTGACAGCATATCCCCTCCCCATCAACTCATCTTTAAGTTGGATATATTCTTGTTTTGATTTAAATTCTAGCACTAACAGGTACTTTTTGGCCTCTTCGCGCAATATTTCTGGCGGGTTTGGCTGTTTTACGTGGTCGAAGTCCCTAGTTATAAGTGTTTTGATGGATTCGTCAAATGACTTCATGCTGTCTAGAAGTTCACTAAACTTCACATTGTCTATCTTTGCAAGTGACCCAATTGGGTCAAACGACGCAAGCACCGTGGCCTCTTCTTCTTCTGTTAGTTCGACGTGGGTGACTGGGATAAGTTTTATGTTATTTGAAAGTGCCATGTGGACACGCAGGTGCCCATCAATGATGTGGCCAGTAACATCATTAACAATTACTGATTGCACAAATCCAACGTCGTAAAGGATCTTGTGAATAGCGCTTTGCTGGCGCATGCCATGTATTTTGTAATTCTGCGGATTAGCCAGTAGCGACTCGGGCGATTCTTCAGTGTTACCTGTTATTCTTATGTTGTACATATTAACTCCACATACTCATTTGGGCCTTGTTGATATAATACCAATAATACATTCTAGCCATTGCGGTTTGAATGTAGTTTTCATTTAGCTCAACGCCAACAAATGATTTTGATTCAAGTATTGCAGCGCATCCAGTTGTACCGCTTCCAAGAAACGGATCAAGCACAATCCCCCCATCTGGGGTGACAAGTCTGACAAGATGTCGCATTAACTCAATTGGTTTTACGGTTGTGTGGCCATTTTTTATAGTGGTGTTTGAGTGGTCAAAAAAATTAATCATCGATTCACTTATTGTGTATACATCATTTGCTTTTTTAAAATTACACATAATACCAAGATTTTTTTCTGATGCAGACGCTCTTGGAACAAAAAAGAAACTTGAATTATTTTCAATACTTTTAGACACAAAATCGTCAACAATTATGTTTGCTGGCCACTTGTCTTTTATCATGCATGATTTGATGTTTATAGCTCCAACTCCATGTGTTATCATGTTTTCTGCTATTGTAGTTACCATTGGTTTTCTGGCCAAAACAATTGGATTATGAGATGGTTTTAGCCCAGTCCCCCATCCATCAAACTTCTTTGCATTTTCTGTAGCATTGGCCGTCATTGCCACCTTTACTTTTTTAGAATCCTGCAGTGGCATATGTAAGTGTTTTGATGTTGTCAATGTTTTGTAAATGACTTGCCCATGTTCATCTGTTTGAACATCACGTTCGGCCTCGACGCGCATAATCAAATCATCCCAATCATTATTTAATTCTAGTTTCGGCTTTATAATTTCATAGTCTTCTTTTGTCGGGACTCGAATATTGTTACTGTTCCTACTCTCCCAGTGCTGGCACTTACTGGTGGACTCAACCCAGCTATTCACATCGTCAACCGTGTAGCCAAGTTTAACTCTTTGCGACTTGATGTATTTCCCAAGCGCAAACTTGTCTTCAAGTTTAACTCCGTTTATTTTGTCAATTGCTTTTGATATATTGTGGCTTTTTGGGAACCCGTTTTTGTAAATCCACACTAAACAATCCCTTATCTCGAACCCTGATTTTTCAATTGCAATTGCTAAGTGGTGATATAAGCGCGGGAATCCGAATGCTATCACATGACCACCCGGCTTAAGCACTCGATAGCACTCTTTCCATAATTCAACATCAAATGCAATGCCAGTTGAATCCCACTCTTCTTTTAGAATCGAGATTTCATTTGATAGTGAGTATGGCGGATCTGTAACAACAGAATCAATACTGCAATCGCTTATTGATTTCAGTTTATCAATGCAATTGCCATGATAAACAGTGGCTATGTTTGTCATTGTGATAACCTCATACAATATCGGTGATATAATACCAAACAAACAAGGCCAATAATACGAGGATAGCATGCTTGACAGTCTAAATCCACCAAAATCGTGTTCCATTTGCAGTGTAGAGCAAACAGAACACGATGAATTCTTCACTGGCTACATTGGCATTGTTGGCGTTTCTTTTTGCGACGTTTGCCTTGACGCGCTGGTTGACATGGTCGTTCAACTTCAGAAAAACCCAATGCTATTAGAGTTGAAAGGTGGCGTCCAAGATTAGAATGTTGAAATACCCATTCATGCCACTTTTTTCATCCAGACGATACGTATACATTTGATTGACATGAAACATTTCAAGCAGGTTTACCGTGTGGTCGGTAATGCAGATGAATGCAACATTCTCTCCCTGTCGACTTACATCAACAAACCGCTCAATTGCCGATTCAACGTTGTCTTCTGTGATTATTTCTGTCGCAATTACACAATCGGCATTTTGTTTGATATTGGGGTCATACTTCAACACATTCAGATTTGACCAAATGTTGATTAAGTCAGCGTGCTGTGTGTTGTCAATATCAACAATAACCGGCCTTGACATGCGAGCCACAATAATATCAATACCAAGTTTCATAAAATACGAAATACTCATTGCTTACTCCACTTCGTGTTAAGAACCCTATCGGCCGCCTTTTTGCCATACGCGCTGTCAAAGTATATGGTTAGTGGGACTCTGTTATGGTACATCTTTTTCTTGTACACAAAATCTGGTTTTAGCATAAGTCCAGTTCTAATCCAGTGATATAGTGTTGGGACTCCAACATAGAGGATGTCAGCAATCATGACGGTTGGGATCATGCGGTCGTATATTTTTTCACGCGCATCACTAATCATCTTGATGTGGTCTGTCGTTATTGGCTGAATTGCATCAGACAGTGCATACCCCTTTTCAAGCCACTTTGGGAGTAGCTTTTCGTCTATTATTGTAAAGTGCCTTTTCCCCCTTATCTTTTCTTTTGGCTTTACCAGTGGCATGTCGTGTTTCTTTATCCAATGGGTGATTGTGTTGTGATTCATGTCCCATAGTTTAGCCAGATAAAAAGGTGTTAGACCGTTTTGTGATCTCCGGTAATTCATTGACACGTCAATTTCTTGGCAGTATCTGGTTATGCACGATTCAGATGTGCCAATTTTCTGTGCAATCACACGAGCCGGATATGTGCCAATCATATTATCAATGATTTGCTTATCCTCTTTTGAAAACTTACTCCGGGGCTTAATTGTCTTTTTGTTCATAAACATCCTTATTGATGGTGGCTGTACTGGCAAGCATTGTTGTTGCAGTTGGATGTGCTGGCAACGTGCTACTCATAACCAAACATACTTTTGTACGCTGGGCTTATGTTTGAGATCGGAGGCACCGCCAAAACGTAGATTGTTGAGTGCGGATACGGCAACCCAACCTTTTTGCGATGCTTATCAACAACGGCCTTTACTCTAGTTGCAGTTATCTCGTTATCGAAAACTCCAATAATACGATGTTTTTCACCATAGTTAGCGCAACACAAACACTCAACTTCGACAACGGCATAATAGAAAAAGCCCATTCTCATTGCTCCATATCATATTGAATCTTATCCATTACAGACATATACGCCTCGCGTTTGCTTGCGTATTTTGGTGTCTTTGCCAGACTGCCATCGGAGTAGGCCATCTTGCAATAATGCACTTGCGTTAAAACGCTTTCAGTGTGACAAGATATTACAACATAATCGTCGCACCGTGGATCATATTGAAGATAAATCTCGTCATGACCATACAGTCTGTCGGTATTTACCCCACGTTTCAATGTGTATGTTGTAACCAGCGCAACCATAAACCCGAAAGCAATTACGAGTAAAATAGCAATTAGATAATTAAGCACAACGCCTCCTATGTCATACAGTAGCCGGACTCGCAAGAATAATCAGTGTCATCGTCGGCAAACATGTTCATTGTTGGGTCTGGCACTGAATTTGCCATGTTCGATTTCATTAATCAGACGAACAGCGCTGTATATTGCCTCGGCTTGTGTGTCAAACTCACAAAGGTTGTTTGTGCTGGCGCGCTTAATGAAAAGCAATTTTCCGTTATCTACGACTATCTCACACACAAACTTACCACTGGAGATTGGTGTAACAATAATTGTGTCGTTGTTATACGGAAGCACCATGCGACAGACGGCTTTCTCGCCGATATTCATTTCCTTAGGCATTTATCCCTCCATTGTTGCCTTTGATTGTTGTCACCACCCATCGCATTGCTTCATGCTTTGAATAAAACATGCCAATTCTCGATGGCGTAAGGTAAACTTCTGCATACCACTTGCCATTCTTGAATTCTATGTCCCAATTAATACCACTGTGCTGGCCACTGTAGAATCCAACCCCCATCACAAACCTCACTTGATTACTGCCCTGCCATTGTCTATCGTTATCCACTGGCTCCAACACTTGCGACTGCTTGCCCAATGGCGCCAGCCGTACCCGTTGTTCCAAAGAAACTTAAACATCTCGTACTGAACTGACGGTGGCGCATCGGCAGCGGTTGGGTATTTCCTCAGGAATGCTGTTGATGAAATGTCATACACGCCATTGGCTATTGGGATAATAGCCCAGCGATCAGACTTTGACCACACCCAATACGAATTGAATTGCCAAGCGCCAGTGTCATACGTGCCGTCGGTGTTCTTGTTGACTGCGGTGTAGTCAATACTGCCAAGGGTAGCCGTATTACCACTCTCACATGTGGCTATCGCTGTCGCTTCCGGGCTTATTGTTATCACCATCAAGAAAAGGGCTAGTAATTTCGCCATCATCGTACTTTCTAATTGAGTCCATCACTTTTATTTGCGTATATCCCCCAAGCCACTTAACGTACTGGTTCATGTGGCGATGCACATCAGCAATGCTTTTTACAATTACACTGTTTGATGGCGAAAAGATAGGGATTGTGGCAATGATGTACTTGTAACGGCCAAGTTTGCGTGCCTGAAACACCGTGCGATAAAACATTTGCAGGTAAATCTTGATTACCCTGTTGTTTTTGTCGAACACGTACGTCACTTCAGTCGGCTCTGTCTTACGAATGTTTTTCATGCGATACGTCTTTGACTTGTTCATTGCCTCATCAAGGTCAAATCGAGTCTGCGCTTCGTTCCACTCACGTGCTGGCACGCCTAAAATCATTTCAAGCGCAAGCGACAGATCGTACCCAATTCTTGCGTGGCCACGGTAGATGTCGTTGATGTGCTTTTTGCTTACCTTGGCGCGTCTAGCGAGATCAACCTGCGTCATGTTTAACTCATTCAGTTTTGCGTGCAACATTTCACTTGGGGTGACATACGCTGTTGACGTGATGGGCGGATTTGATTTGCGTCCCACATTATGCCTCTTCATCAGTCGTAACAATAAGCCAAAGAACGGTGAATGCAAAAAACAACAAACAAAATGCCAATACGTTTTCCACTACTTGAGCCTTTCAATACTAACGGCATATGCAACGTCAATGTTGTGGTGAACAACCCGTGATAATGCTTTTTGCCAGTCGATAACAGAATCGTATGGCATCATTACAACATTATCGTCTGTACCAATATACACCATTTTAATACTAAAGTCAATGTGTACAAAACCAGTGGTAACCAGCCACTCTTCTCGCACAAAGTTCGCAACAGACGACTCGTTGATGTTCATTGCGTCACGCTCATAGAACACCGGAACCGCATATAAGCCAAAAACCCCACGCTGATGTTTTGTCTTGGCGATTACGTGATCACTTGGCTTCCCCAGCCCAATTGCACCGATTACCATAACTTACTCCTTTCTTCCTCGCAAGTAATACCGTCTGGCAACACAAAAAAGGTACGGACACAAAGTTGCGCCAGGCCCCAGATACCGCTATCGCAAAAAATGCGTAGGTCGATAAAGGGTTTAGCCCAGCGCCGCAAATATTGTACCACCAAATTGTGTAATGTAATGTGTTCGCTGTAATCAGACACCGCGGATAGCGCAAAGCGCGACAGCGTTTTGTTTATATATATATTATCTTTATATGGTAGAAAAAACTTCTATACTTGATTAGAAAAAACTTCTATACTTTGGCATAACTATAGAAATAACTTCTATACTTACCATAGAAATAACTTCTATACTTTGCCCGAAAAACTTTTTACGATTGGTGGGTCAACTTGGACTCGAACCAAGAACCAACTCGTTATGAGCGAGCTGCGCTAACCTTTGCGCTATTGACCCATGCGTGCTATAATAGCCAAATCGTCGGTGGTTTTTCGAACGTAGCCACTGGCGTTCCATTGCCGTACAGCTCCCTACACTGTACGGCATCTCCATACCACCATCAAAATAAACACCCTACTTCACCGGCTCCGTCGTCACAAATCGCAATATCACATTCAAAATTGCCGACGCAATTGCCACAACTTCCGGATCCAACACCTTAAAATCTAAAAAAACACCCAAAATCGCAATCGTCAGCAAGATCGCATTTACCCAAATGGTCTTACTCTCCCACCAGCGCTTCGTATGTTCCATCATTACATTACCCCCTCTAACTTCCAATTACAAACTTAACCACCAACGGCCACACAAACGTGATGAATGCAAGCGCGCCTTTCCAATAGGCCAGCTGCTTGTCCTGTTCAACCAACTGTGACTTGATGTCGGAGATCTCTCCCTTAATTTGGCTGAAATTGCTTTCACCCTTTCTCAAGTCCTCCTTAAACCCCTCAAGCAGTGTTTCAATCCGTATGAGCCGTTCGTCAACACTTGGTGGCATCTCATCCCCTTTTCATATAACTACCAACATACCCCCAAAATTTTTTCATCGGGAACTTGTACGGGTCGTACTTACCCATTTTATCAATTCCCCCATGCGATGTCACCATTTTTATGTCGTATTTCAAAAGCCATTCACTGACTTGTTCTGCACAAGACTGTACTTGCGCCTCTGGCCACGGATCAAGCACCACCTTACTTCCCGAATTTATCAACTCTATCCCAAGCGACATCCCGTTTGATGTAACCCTTGGTATACCGTCACCCAACCCAATCGACCCAATTGCACTATTCCCTACATGATGCGCAATTACATCATCTGGCACCATTCGGTATCGCTTGCCGCTTTTTGCTATGCACACATGGATCGACACAAACCTGTCGTTTTTCAGTAGGTACTGCACCTGATTCTCTTCAGACCCACTCCCCCCAGTATGATGTAATACCACCACCTGCGGATCCCACGAACGCCTCCCTCCGGTCATTCCACGCGGGGCGAGCCGTTCCTCGACAACAAAATCTGACATGGCACTTCTCCTCATTTGTCGGTGGCCACCAGCGTGATTGTTGGGTGGCTGTTTTTATTGTAATGCAAACCTTGGAGTGGCTGGGTTTAATTCCGGCGCCACGTGGCCAACATTACGGATAGGGTTTGGTGGTGTTAAGCATTACGGCTTCGGGTGTCGTGTCGGTGTCGGTGTCGGTGTCGGGTCTGCGCTTGCGGTCGGGTGTCGGGTGTCGGTGTCGGGCGTGGTCAATATTGGGGTATTGACAATGTATGTGATACTGCTGTACAATGGCGTTACGGTTTGATTGTCGGGCGCTGTGCCTGACTGCCGTCTTTATGTAGGGGGTTTACGATGGAGTTCTTCCCGTTGTTCTTCATGGTCGCTGTCGGCGTGTCGGTCTTGCATCCCGGCGTTATGGAGTGGTTCACGTTCCGTATGTGTGACGTTGTCGCATTTGTCTGTGATGTGTTGGTTGCTGTGGTTGGTCGGGTCAAGTCGCTTGTTTCCGCTGTCAAGTCGTCAATGGAGGTGCGCTAGTGTTTGATGTTATCGCTATGGTTTTGTGTGCTGTCGTGTTGGTGTCGGTTCTGTTCTGGGAATTGGTCGGGCGCTATGAATGGGCGCTGTTGTGTGGTGATTTGGATGACGCAACGGAATGGGTGCGCTAATGATGTATGTTGCTGTGGTGTTTAATCGGGCGGGTTTGCGCTTTGTCGCTACCCACGATAGCGCCCGGTCTGCCGTGTACTATGTCCGGCGGTCGGTTCGGGGTTCAGTTCGTCACGGCTTCGGCGGTCGTGGCTATGTGTTGGTGGTGCCTGTCGGGTCGGTGTCGGTGTCGGGGTTCGTTGTTCGGGGTCTGATTTATTCGTTTAATAGTGAGGTGCTGTGATGCCTGTAACAGTTCGTGAGTATTTCGAGGGTATGTCACAGTATGACTATGATGTGTTGGCGCATCGTGTTCGTCTTTCGGTTTGGCGGTTTGTCGGCTGGGATAACACGGCTGATATCTTGCATGACGTGGTGGCTAGTCGGGGCGATTATCCTCTAATGACCAGCTTCTGTGAATCTATGGTCGTTGGCTTGTGCAAGTCACGGGCAATAGATGTATATCGGTCTGCCCGCCGTCGGCGTGAGGTTAATTTTAACGATGGGGTTTCCTACGGATCCCCTACCGTTGATAGCGCCTTAATGTTCGCTGATTTGGTCGGCTGTCTGCCTGTTAAATATCAGGCGGTGTTGACCCTCCATTACTTCTATAGTTATAAGTTCCATGAGATATCCCTAATGTTGGGCGTGTCTGAGGGTGCATGTAAACAGATGCGTAATCGTGGGGTTAGGCTGTTGGCTGGTAAGTATGGGGTCAATTTGGATTAGGTGCCGGGTCTTATACCGTCGATGTGTTACCACATCGACGGTATTTTTTTGTGCTTTTTGTCGTGGTAGGTTAGCAGCGGTGTGCTGTTTTTTTGGTCGATGCGGTGCCGGGTCGATGTGGTGCCGGGTCGATGCGCTGGCGCTACGGTTTTTTGTTTGTAGGCTCATGGGCTGACGTGGTGCGGGGTCGATGCGCTGGCGCAACGGTGCCGACGTGGTGCCGGGTTTATCTGTGTTCGCTGCCGACGTGGTGCCGACGTGGTGCCGGGTCGATGTGGTGTCGACGTTGTATCAATGGTGCGGTGTCGATGTGGTATCGATGGTGCGGTGTCGATGTGGTGTCGACAGGGTGCGGTGTCTGTTTGGACATGGTGCGGTGTCGATGCGGTGTCGATGCGGTGTCGACGTGGTGTCGACGTGGTGCAAAATGGTATACACTTTTTTTGTGGGGTCGCTTTTTTGGGGTTTTGTCGGGGGCCCAAAATGTACCGAAAAATGGCCGGAACCCGACCGGCGCAAAATGTGGGCGCTTTGCGATGATCTACTTCTACTCGGCCCAGAAATTCGCGCGGGTGATCTCGGCCGGTGGGCCGGCTGTGCCGGGGTGTTTTTTTCTTGCCAGTACGCGCGGGTGTGGGGGGAGCTTTTTTGTGTTGTTTTCAATCAAAAAGCGCGCTAGTTTTCAGCTAGCGCGCTTTGTGGTTTGTATTATATTCCTAGGCCGTCGATTATATCTTGCTTGACTGTATCAAAAAAGAAATAACCATATAGCATTTCTTTAACGTCTTCTAGTACGGCTTCTATAGCTTCGATTGGGTGATCGTCGCTGCTGGCAATAAGTAATACCATTTTGCCGTCTTTGGTACCTGCATACGGTATTGGATAAAATTGTTCTCCGATTAGTTGGTATAGCTTCGTCTTGTAATCGTGTGGTTTGTGCTGTGCCGGGGTCGTTGACGGTTTGCCGTCTACGCTCCATGGTTTAGCTAAAAACTGTAACGATATCATACCTCCGTCAATACCGATAGGTGACAGATCCGCTATTACTTCGTGATTGGGGCGCGCGTCAACAACCATTGACGCGCGCGTTACCATGTTGTGTACAATCATGTGCAACTCTTTTCTATGTTAACTTGAATTCCATTACTCGCTTCGTTGTTTTGTTGTTGAGCTTCGACGGGCTACACAACATACAATCGATACATTTTATTCTGCCGTCGGTGATCTGGTTGGGGCAACTTGCAAGTTTAACCCCGTCTGGTACCTGTGTTTCTTCTTTGGGTTTGGTTGTGGTACACATCCAACCGCGGGACTGTGCATCTGGTATGGTGTCGTAGTCGTCACATGATGCCATGAAGTATTTTTGTAGGGGGGTTACTTCATCATACATCCATGCGTGCGTATATCCTAGTACCTCAATGCCGTTCTGGGTCAATTCATCACAGGCCCAAAGTAACGCTTCGATATAGTCAACGTCTGGCAGTTTTGTATCGGCGTTAATAACGTCGCCTGATACGTGCATTCTACATACGGTGATCCGGGTTGCGTATTTTTTGCCGTTGGCGCGGTCTGTGAGAAATGACGATACACGTGCGCGCAAATACTGTGCATCAATACCGGCGTTGTTTTGCGAGTGAAATCGCATATTGCCTTTCATCGAATAACAACGATACGGTGAGTTATTGTCGGGGTGGAACTTGCATGACAACGGGCAATTGTTGCCGGTTTCAGCGTATGTTGCCATTACTTGATTGTGACGTGTACTGTCTGACAACTTGACATCGTGGCTACCAAATACTATCTTCATAGCGCGCCTCCATTACAATATCGGTTCGTATATAATACCGTTGCAGACGACAAAAAAGGTACACTGAAATACAATTTACACAAATCTGGTTGGGATGGATCGTGGCGGTTCGACGGGGCGGCCCGGTGTCAGGCCCGGCGCGCGTGTGTTGTGCGATCGTCATGCGCTTATATATATAGTTCTACTCGGCCCAAAAATTCGCGCGGATTTTGCCGTACCTTTTTTGGTGTGCGCAACGGTTATATGTGTGAGACCGTAATACACAGGAGAAATCGAAATGCCAGTCATCTACACTAACCCAACCCCAAAACAGTCTTTGGTACAATGGGTGTTTGACGTTGCACACAAGACCGGTATGCAACACATCGAAAACAAGCCGTCGGTATTTGGGTGTGGGTTCGCATGGCTCAACATCGAAGCGACCGGCGTTGTTGCTTCATACTTGAAGCTTGCGGGTTGGGTCAAGGTCAGGGGTCAGCGCAACACATACCGCGCCTTTGTTTCAATGGATATTGGGGGTCAGTTCGTTAGCACTAAAATTGAATATTGCAAGGCGTTCATCGGTGTCGTTAGCGATTGGGTTGACACCAAAGAAATGAATGGTTTCAAGCGCGTGTGGTTTGATTATCAGTACGATTAGTTGGGTGTTGTTGATCCCTGTCAGTTTCGACTGGCAGGGATTTTTTGCGTATCTTTTTGGCATCTGCTGTCGGTATATATACGAGGAATTATATGAGGTGTAACATGACAAAATTGCAACGACTAAAATCTATGGTTGCCGATGACGATCAATTGAAGTTGTTTAGCCAGTCTGACGGCCGTCGTAAGTACTACAAGATTAGCCCCGCGTTTAGCCTTAATTACTCTGATGTTTATTATTACAGTGGTACCATCAGCGAGGTGATCGCATGGTTGCACGGTCGGCTCAATGGCAAAGTGCAAAACAAAATTGTACAATGGTAAATCACTTACAACCGCTGCCAGCATTGACTGGTCGGCGGTTTCTTTTTTGCATAGAAAAATTAGATATGTTACAATAGCGCACAGGCACCCAATTATTAGTTCTACTCGGCCCAAAAATTCGCGCGGATTTTGCCGTACCTTTTTCACACTGCGCAACGGTTATATGTGTGAGGCGCAAGTGATGTGCCGAGGTCGATTTCAATTAAAGGAGTTTTGGCTTATGGACAAACAGCAGGTAATCAACGGGATCGCTTGGGTGGTGCAAACGATAGACACCCGGCAAATGGACGAAGAGGACATGACGTTGCTTATCCAAGAAACAAGCGATGCTTATGACGAGTCGGATGACGGCCTCATTTTGGACACGGTGTCTGAATGGCGCGCTGGCAATCTCGCGCTGCCACTGGTTGTTGGCGCACACCAAATCATGAACGTGTACTTCTCGCTTAAGCGCGATGCCGACCGGCTCAAACAAATCATGGACAGTCACCGGCAAACGCTGTTCAACTACATTGCCGAACACGGATCGATTAAGAACGTTGTTGGCACTGCATCAATGACGAAGCCGTCAAAGCGCGTGTCGTATGATGCGTCGGCTGTTGATTCTGTTATGGCAAAACTCGCAAGTGCTGGCCTGCATGAATATGTGGAACAACTTGCAAGCGCGCGTAAAGAGTCAACGACCGAACCCTATTTAGTCATCAAAGCTGCAAAGGAATAGTATATGCGAAACAATATGCAGTCCAATCGGCTTGGTGGAATTGTATTGGTTATTGGCTTTTGTGCCATCGTCGGTATGTTTTCCGGCGGTAAGAGTGAAAGAACAACTATCGTGCCTACACGAACCCCAGCCCAACCAACGTCGCAGGCCTATGAGGTCAACAAGAGTTGCGACAAACACGAGTGGACGACCAACACACTTGAAGTGATCGAAATGTTCGAGGGCGCCATCTCACTGCCATTGGTGGATGCACTGATTGTCAAGTACGATTCTCTTAAGGCTCCACAATGCGACGACAACGAACTCGCGCAAGAAATTGACGCTGAAGTACGGGTCGCCCTCGCAAACAAGCGCACAGCGTTTATGACATCTGGCGAAACGGCAAACAAGAACATGGCAATGGCGGTGATCCGGATTACCAGCGCAACAAACCTGCTGGCCAAGTACACATCACAACCATAGTCGTGACGGTGGTGAGGTCAAAGACGACTTCACCACCGTACCTTTTTTACCACAAGAAACGGTATATATGTGGAACCGATTTACGAGAGGAGGTGACAATATGGGATGCGACGCTTTGCTTTCTATCAAGATGAACAGGGCTGTGTTCAATCGCCAGCACACGTTTGCCACAGAACGTGTTGGGTGGTACGGGTACTCACGGCACGCCGATGGACTTGTAGAGATCTCCGTTACCTATCGTGCGGGTGGGTCAGAGGTTTACATGATTGAGATTAACGACTGTGGTGTACTCTACACGTATTGGGGCACAATGGTCACGGTGTTGAAGTTTTTGTATGACTTCATTTATATGAGGTACAACGCCAAGAGCGCAAGCGACATCGACTTTTCACCAGAACAAATGATGAACCAAGTTTATTCAAGAATTGTAAGTGAGGATTCTGATAGTGAATAACAAACTGGCAGATTACACAAGCGTTGCCAAGCGCATTCATGACGCAACTCCAGAGATTCTAAAAATTGAAACCAGCGAACCAGTCATGCTTAGTGACAAGATGGGGTATATCCGGGCAACGGTGTATCTCAAGAACGATCGCCTTGCATCTGCAACCGCCACGTTTGTGCTTGGGTTGCCGGGTGCTGGGGCGCGCGCAACCAACCCAATAGAAGACTGCGAAACAAGCGCTGTTGGGCGCGCGCTTGCGTTTCTTGGGTACTTGGCAGATAAGAAGATTGGGTATAGCGTTGCCAGTCGAGAAGAGGTAGAGGAAGCTATTCGACGAGAGATTGCAACCGAACATCTACAAGACACAGTCAACGATGTGCGCAATCGCAATGCACAGGTGCAACAAGCACAGCCAGCACAGCCAGCACAGCCCAAAGAGCCACTACGCGAACGCATGATAGGGCGCATTGTGTCGCTGGTAAAACAGGCCGAGGAGCGTGGCGTAAACATGAAACACCACTTGATCCCGTTGTTCTACGAAGATATTGATGCGTTGTCAGATGACGACTTGGCCACCATTGGCAAGTATATTACAAAGGAGATTGAAAGTTATGAATAAGGATTTGATTGAAGTGTATGGCGCCCTAAACGATTTTCGTGAAAAATTGTTCGACCACGTTGACAAGAGCGCAAACGCAATCAAGGCAATAGAAGAAATTGACATCGAAGTTGCCAAGCTCATCAAGGCTACCGAGGGGGGTGACGCTGCCCAGATCAGTGAACAACAAAAGTTGGTTTTGGTGAAACTGCTTGTGTGTTCTGTGCGAATTGACGAGTACAAACAAGATTGCAAACAAAACTCCGCAATCGTTGACCCGTCATACCAAGTGTTCCAAAGCGTTGTTGGCGTAAAAACTAAATAATATTATATGAGCGTGGTGGGGTATATAATTACCCCACCACAAAGGATTAATAATGAGTACCTATCCGAACGTTATTGGCGGTATTACTACGAACACCACAATTGATGCAGGGGCTTACAAGAAGATACAAGAGTCTGGCAACATGTCCCGGACGGTTCGAGAGATCTTCGACACCTGGGTCGAGGCTGGTGCGCCAGTTGTTCCAGCCCCGTATTATCGCACCAATTTGAACATCGGGTGCTACTTCCCAGAGGATGACTACTACACGCTTCGTGCGTACTCCATGGCTCGTAATGGCTCTATTGCAAAAACACTTCGCACTGCCATTTATTGGTACTACTATCATCGAGGGTAATATGCACTACACACGTATACCGCAGTCATTCTTTGATTTGTTGCCACAACTATCCGGTGCCGATGCCAAAATACTGATTGCGGTATACCGGTGTACGCTTGGATGGAACAAGCATTCAGCCATTATCAGCCTATCGGTAATGGCCAAGCATACTGGCATAACGACACGTCAGATCACCGAATCAATCAAGCGCATTAAGCAGCTGGGAGTTGTTACCATAGAACAAACAACCAAGGGATATCGGTATACCATAGAAGAAAGTGCTAGTGTTCACAGTGCGGTAGAAGATACTTCTATAGAAGATATTTCTATAGTTTTAGAACAAAGTGTAGAAGATATTTCTATAGTTTCAGAACAAAGTATAGAAGAAACTTCTAATAAAGTATCGAAAAAACTTCTACCATATAAAGATAATAAAGATATAAATACAACATCTGACGATGTTGTACGCAAACCGCCACGCAAATCTAGATCCAAACAAAAAGAACACCCACCAGAAAAACCGCCAGCAGAACGAACCGCATTGACGGTGTTTCGATCAATCCACCGACTAAACGTACCTATTGCGGTGCGCGAAACGGTATCATCTGTGGCAACAGATTTGGATAGGTGGGAACAAATTTGTACCGAATGGATTTCACGTGGGTATCGACCCGGCAACGTGTCGGGTTGTTTAGCAGTGTACGAGAATGGATGGAACAAAAATGACAGACGACCAGCACAACGACAACGCGGAGATGTACAAGAACAAGTCCGTAATGCGCGGATGGAACAAAACATTGCCGAATACCTCGGATAAGACTCCACTAGAAAAGATTGGGGTGATCACGCCCGGCATGACTGGGCGTGAGGTATACGAGGCATCAAAGGCTTATTGGGGTGACTACTACAAGAACCGCGTAAAGAGTAATCGCGCCGTGTCGCTTACGCGCACAAAGCCGTGGGTCGAGGGGTGTAAGTGCGACGGCGCTGGCTGGTACATGCTTGACGTTGACCCAATGGATTATCGGTATCGGCAGTTACAGCGATGCCAGTGTAACGGCGCTGGTGGGGCGTTTCGCAATTCGCTTCACTTGTTTAACACAGAAACATTTGAGGCATTCGACGTGGCCCGCAAAATGGAACCGTTTCGATCTGGCGGTGTGCTTATATCAGTAGAGATGCAACAGCGATTAATCACAAAGGCATACGACACCCTTATTGACGACGACCACAACAACGGCAAAAGCTTTTATTTGTGGGGCAATGTTGGGTGTGGCAAGTCGCACTTGGCTCGTGCATGGGCAATGATGTTTGCAGAGCGTGGCCTTAGCGTGGAGTACCGCGCCATTCTCAATCTGATAGGTGAGTTGATGGCAGCGGTTAAAGATCGGCGCGTCGAACAGGTAATCCAATCAATGATAGACACAGACATTCTAGTCATTGACGACATTGGCGCCGAATCAGAACAATCAGATTTTGTTCGCAGTTGCATTTTGCGCATCATTGATGGTAGAATGAAAAAGAAGACATTGTATACTAGCAACATCGACCCAAACGATTTGCGAAATATGATGGACGAGCGCATAGCAGACCGCATAAACCAAAGCACTCGTTTATGGCTTCCATTACAATCATATCGCAATTTGCTAAGAAAGGAGTGACAACAATGAATGAAGTATGTGTGATATGCGATTACACCATTGACGACGAAAGTTACAAAACAACAATCAGTAACGGCCAGTATGGCGATGTTGTGTTTTGTGCTGACTGTTGGAGTATGATCGTTGACGCAGTGACAAACCACCAAGCCAAGACTAACAACGAAAGCGTAAATCAATGAGGGTGTTGTCATTGTTCAGTGGCATTGGCGGTTTCGACTTGGGGTTTCAGCTAGCAGGCATGGATGTCGTTGGTATGTGCGAGATAGACAGGCACGCACAAAAAGTCCTAAAACGACACTTCCCAAATGCCACGCTTCATGGTGATGTGAGGGACGTTAGTTATGAGCGAGGAACAATCGATCTTGTTTGCGGAGGATTCCCATGCCAAGACATCAGCGTCGCTGGCAAGCGCAAAGGATTACATGGAGATCGTTCTGGATTGTGGTTTAGATTTGCTGACATTATCGCAGAGTCTTTACCACTATGGGTGGTCATCGAAAACGTGCAAGGCCTACTCACTTCCAATAACGGGCATGATTTTGGAGTCATACTTCACTGGTTGGCACAGCACGGGTATGGCGTGGGCTGGAGAGTGCTTGACTCTCAAGGTTTCGGACTTGCCCAGCGACGCAAAAGAGTCTTTATTGTCGCAAGTCTTGGAACCCCAAGTGGATGCACGGTATTACTTGAGCGCGAAAGCGTGCCTTGGCATAATCGAACGGGCAACCAAAAGAAACAAGCCAATACCAGAACAACTAATGCAGGCTCTAAGTGCGGTGGTGGAGAAACAATCAAGCCAGTAGATTTTGTGCCGTATTCAATTATCGATGGCAACACAACACAAAACGGCAGCGGTGTAAACACCAGCAACCTATCGTACACGCTTACATCAAGAGATAAGCACTCTGTGGGGGTGTTGTGGGAGTCAACACATACCGACGATCCAGTAAGGGTATGCACCAACCAATCAGTATCGCCAACACTTCAAGCGCGCATGGGTACTGGTGGCAACTCAACTCCAATGATAGGGGTTAGAAGACTAACTCCAACAGAGTGTGAGAGGTTGCAAGGATTCCCAGATGGGTGGACTGACGGCCAAAGCGATGCGCAACGCTACAAACAACTAGGCAACGCGGTTTCGGTGCCGGTGGCACAATGGATAGGTAATAAGATTATGGAGGCTCACAGTGGCAACTAGGTGGTCAGAACAAGAAGTCAACCAACTTAAGGCAATGGACAAAATGGGGTTGACGGCAATGCAGATTTCAAAACTGGTAGACAAGTCGGTTCATGCGGTGCAGATGAAACTTAATCGCACCAAGACCGATGAGGTTGTTGACATTATCTCAACCCCAGAGTTGGCCGAAAAAATCGGCATGATAAGAACAAACCTAAGCCAGTACCTAAAACGAAGTGGCATCAAGCCATACCTCGTTCGCAAGAAAGCGCTGTACTACAAGAAGTCTGATGTCCAAAAATTAATGGATAACGGATTTGCACTTGTGTGCGTGTCGCACCACGAGCGCAAACAAAATGACGTGTGGGACATGGTGAATGAGTCAATGTCAAGGCTTGATCTTGTTACCACTCGCGAAAAAATCTGCAAGGCTTTTGGAGTATACAATTCAAGTGTTGGTTACTGGCTAAGTAACATGCAGTTCCCAGCCCCAATTGCTAGAATTCACAATGTGGGTCACATTTTTAACATTGCAGAGGTGGAAGAATGGGCGAAGAAAAACCAGAGGACTCATGGGTCGCTAAAAATCAGCGCCGAAGAATTCACTCAAAGCAATGGTTTTCAAGATGGGGAGTAGTTCTGCCATACCCACCAAGTATTAATCATGCGTACATGATAAGAAATGGCAGGAAGATACTTAAACAAGAAGTGTCAGAATACAAACAATCAGTGACGCTTATGGTTTCAAACGCCAAGCAAAAGTTTGGCAATGTACCACTGCCATTTCAGATGTTTGTGTATGTGTATCCCCCAGACAGACGCAAGCGAGATCTTGATAACATTATTAAGGTAATGCAGGATGGTGTGTGTTCGGGGTTGAACATAGACGACTCAAACATTGTGTCAGTTGCGGCAATACGGTGTGACGCGGTAAAACACGGGATGGTCGAGATAGTGTTCACGGAGTGTAATGCTGACGTATGGAGCGCACGATTTGGCAAATGTCGTTTAGATAGGATTGAGATGTTTGGTTTTTCATTGCCAGATCGCCAAATGTAACCACTGATCCACGCTGGTTAATTCTAAGTTGTTTAGGCGAAATCTTGATGAATGTCTTCAAGAGATCATCAAGATTTTCGTCTAAAGAACAATATTGCAAGATGATAGAGTAACTAATTGTAATTCCATGAGCCAGCGAGTTGGACTTTGCAAGCGACATGAGGGATGTGAAATTGTTGTTCTTGAATGTTGAGTTCCTAAAATAATCAGTGTCAGCAACGGCCATGGCAAAAGGAACAACATTGCCAATACCAGTTAGGCTACCATATGTTGTATATGCCGAAACTATAATGTTTTTGTCGTGATAATCAATGTGTTGCACGTTTGAGTTGCACCAATTCATTAACCACATTGGTCGGCATTGTTCGCCATTAAAAACGTTTACATCAATGTCTTGCATAATTACCTACTACTAATCTGAAACTTCTTACCCTTGCGCAGTCGAGCAATGTCGTACATTGCGTCATTAAGCGCGCTTGGCTCAAGTATAAGCTGGTACCCATTGCGATCTATTTGCAAAGACACTCTATCAACATAAGAATACCCCGGATATGCAGTTGGGGAGTTGATGTAAAATATTGGCTTAAGTTCTTGGATGGCAATATTTCTATCCGGCAATATTTGAGTCGGTGGGATTTCATTGCCAGCAGGGCTATATATTTTTGAACTGCCAACAGATTTTACGTAGTGAATTGTCTTGTCATTAATCGCAGACAACTGAAGTGAGTAGAATCCATTGGGATCAACGCCATATGACAATATCTGACCGGTTGATGTCCCGGCGTTATACGCATCATCAAGCAACTGGTTATACGTTGTGTACGCCTGCCACGTCGATGTGTTGTCCACATTTACCCCAGTAGTCAATAGCGTGCTTCCAATCTTAAAGTATGCGTTGTTTGCTATTGATGCGGTTACCCATTGATTTATAAGCGTAGCGGTGTCTGTTGCCACTGCCGGTGTTATTGCCACAGCGGTTGCAGTCCAGTTTGTAATTGAGTAGTAGCCCAAACACTCAAGTGTAACTTGACATCTCTGGCTAGATCTTGTTTCAGATGTGGTGCGTGTTTCTACTTGGGGCGCGCCATATAAAGTAAGCTGTTGTGTAAGTATAGCCGTTCTGGCCACGGGAGTAGTTGCTGTAGCGTATGGGGTTACCACGCGAAGTTTGTCGCAATATGTCGAGGCAACATTGGCATCAAACAACGTTGCTGAAACGGCATTGTTGTTGTACATAATGTATCTGCTTGCAAAATTTTCAAGACCAATAGATGTTGTACTGCTGCCATAGTCAACAGTAACTCGATTGACATACCCACCCCATATTTGTTGTGCGTACTGATCAAACACCCTCACATGACGCAACACACAATCAAGGTATTGAATTGCGGTTTCAAGTGGCGCGTCAATGTTTATTGTGGCAGACTCACACCCCCCACGGGAGCTGATAGAGTGCTGGTACGTTGTTACGCCAGTGGTAATGTTAAACACATCATTTGTCACTGGGACACTGTATATACCCTTGTTGAGTAACGATATTTGCAGTGACTCTATCATTATTTCACCGATTGGTATAATTGAGAAAACCTAAACTGAGCCAAGAGAAACGGGTCGTCTGCAAAGTTTTGAATTTGGCAATTTGCCCCCATTGTAACAATGTACCCGTACAGAGTGCTATAGTTTTTTTGAATACGTATTTGAGTGCCCCTGACTTCCATTGCCATTGTGTATTGGTATCTCATTTCTACATACTTGCCAGAAGAAGAAAAGCCACTGTTTACCGATGTTCCAATAGCCCCTTTGATTGCCGGGGTTGGTTGCGCTGGCAGATTTAAGTTGTCGTAAAAAGAAACAACCCTGTACTGAATTGACGGATATAAAGACCCTGATAGCGTTTGTTGTGTTGGTATCATGTGAACAACATTCATTGTTCTAAACATTTTTACACTGTAAAACGCATATGTTCTTGTTGATCCTCGATTGATATTACGAATGCTTATTGTGATTGGGATCTCAAAAGAATTGTCATAATTTGGCATACCAGAAAATATGCCTGATATGTCAATTGGTGGTATTTGAAAAACGCGAGCCGTTCCAGCAGTGGCCGACAGCTGTGTCCCAATAGATCTGACATATGGGGTTGTATAACCCTGAATGCTTGCGCGCATTTCTATGTCGTTTGATTGCACGTCTGCCACCACAACAACAGACAGTGGACACCCAATGCTGTCAAGGTCTTGAACCTTGTAATTGTAAGTGCCAATTGTGGCACTAGCACCAGCTGCCAACGTCCCACTCGCAGTAACTGTTTGTTCAAAAAATGTATCATCTGTAATGATGTTAAATAGCACAGGCCCAAGGCTAGATGTCGAGTTTGGCATTACAAAATTAAAGTCAGCATTTACTAAATTTCCAAGAGTAAACGCTTCGTCTTTAAGTTGCGCCATGACAAATCGTGCTTGATTTGTAACGGTAACATTTTCCACAACCAAAGATGTATACTCATCACTTGCGTATGGCGACCTTGTAAGTTTTAACCTTACATACAGTGTTGGTAATGGCGATTTTATGTCGCGCCCAAAATATGTTGGATCCTCTTGGACGTTTGCGGATTGCACAAACCACTCGGTGTATGATGTGTCGGTTGGTCTTTTTATGCTAAGCACGGCTGGCATGCCATACGACTGACTTGTAATGGCCAGTCGCAAATAGCGCAACACCTCATAGCACACGCCAATTGTTTTGCCAACAATAACAACACGCAAGTCGTCATCTTGAACCTCGACACCGCGTTGCACCAATTCTTGTGTAAGAGTAAACGGAGATCCCCCGCTGTACACATCTATGAAGTTAGTTGCTTTTGGCGCAAACGTTATCCCATTGCCATCAGACGACACTGATATGTGTGTGGTGGTTGGTGAAAACAAATTTTGGATAGTAAGAGATTGTGTGGTTCCCGCTGGGGGTATGCCACTGGTGTTGTTCAAGTGAAGCGGAGCGTAGTACTTTCCCCATGATCCATACATTATCCACCTCGCGTGTTTTGTTGGCTCTGAATTACTTTGAGTACCGTGGCGGCAATTTCATTGGGATCTGCCTGCGATGTTACCGATACTGATATACCACCAACGTTTACGGTTGTGGTTGTAATGGTTACATCACCACCACCGCCACCCCCAAGTCCGGGAGCGCCAGACCCAATCGAATTAAACATGTTCAATTGTTCTGGTGTAAGTATGCTGGCATTTTCTCTTACGTTAGACATGGCCTGCGCAAGCAACATAAGACTACCGCGCATTGCATCCACTTTGCTGACGTACACGCCAGATAGATCGGTGATAGCGCTTTTGGCTATTTCAAGACCCTCAACAATAGATTTGCGCTTGGCCTCGTCAACATTCTCAAGTTTCAAAACACCATCAATAGCGTCTTGAATCATTTCACGCCGAGCCTCGCGTTCCTCTTCTCCCTCTTGGTTTGCTGCCGCTTGGGCAAGTCCAATTCGGGTATTGTAGTATGTGCCCAGCTCGTCAAGCGCCCTATTGTAAATTTCTTGGGCGCGATTTTGCGCCTCCGGATCACCCTCAAGTCGCACCTTGGTATCGTGAAGCTTCCAATTAAGGTCTGCAGTGTCCTTAATTCTGCTTTGCTCGATAGACAGATATTCCTTTGCAAACTTGCCCTGCCCATCAAGCGCCATTTTGTTGGCCTTGCCAGCAGCCTCAAGTAATTGCAATCTAGAGTAAGCCTCAATGTTCTCACGAGCAAGCAGTCGCTGCCGGTCTTTGTCGTCTAGTTTTTTATTTCGACCCTCCACCAAGTCAAGGTCGTTGGCTGTCATCTCATACTGGTTGCGCTGGAGAGTTGTAACCATTTCAGAATAAAAGGCCTGAAGATCACGAATGCGCTGACGATACATGTCTTTGTCGTATTCAACAATCTTTTCATTTGCCTCTTTTTGCATTTCAAGCATTCTGTCATTGTTGTCTTTAACGACAGAGTTGCGCTTCTTGACTTCTTTTTCCACGTTTTCGGCAATTAGGGTGGGCTTATTTGCCACGCCTTGATAGGCGCGTATCATTTCTCGATACGCCTGCCCCATGCTGTTAAGCCCCTCGGTGCCAGCAATATACACTCCGGTAATCTCACGACGAAAAGTGTTTAAGTCAAGTGCGTTTAATTGGTGCATTGACTGTATAAGCGTTACAACTTGCTCGGTGGTAATGCCAAGCATTTGCGCAATTTTTTCAGCATTCTGAACCAGCAGGTTCATTGGTAGCGCCGTGTTTTCGGCAGTATATCCCAAGTCGTAAAACACACCGTCAGTGCGTTCCACTTGATCGGCAACCAACTGCATGTTTACGGCCAGTATCTGGCTTAGTGTTTGGCTTTGCAGTTGCTGTTGATTTGATGCAATAAGCGAAGAAACAAGGTCTTTGTATTTATCAGCAACGCTTTCTATTGCTGTTTCAATGCCATAAAGAGCGTTAATCCCGTCTTCTGTCAGGTTGTTAAGTAGTGTTTGAGCATCAATAAGTTCTTGAGCCTGTTCGGTTGTAAGGTTTAAAGATACAGACAAAACTTGAGCAGCGCGAGCGTAGTCGGTAGTTGCCAGCTTTGTGGCGGCGGTTATGTGAAGATCAAGGCGTTTTGCGTCAGAAGACGATTTAATTTTCTCAACCGAATCATCAATTGACTGACTGTAATCACCAGCATATATTCCAGCAAACGCAGCGCGCATTTCCATTGCCACTTTAATGGCCTCTGCTGCTCGTAACATTTGGATGTTTTTGCTGTACTGATACGCCTTTTCCTCATTGTCAAGTCGTTCTTTTACAACATCGTTTATGATTGCGCCAGATCTCACGTACTCCTCGTACATGATGCGCTGTTCTTGTGTAAGCAACTTTGTTAAATCAACAGTCTTTTTTTGACCATCTTGACGTTGTTCTTCTAAGCCAAAAAGTTTGTCAAAAAACGGTACCTGTGACGACATTGAGGCCATCACGCCATCCATTGTCTGCATAAGCGTGGTGTTGAACCCAATCATGCCAAGCGAAGAATATGATAATGATTCGGCTAGCCTGTCTGCTGTAGACCCCAAGTTAAGCGCAAGCCATGACCCGACGGTATCGGTTGTGTTTGCAACTGAAACCTCCAACCTGCGATACGAAGCAGCGGTGTTGTTTAACCGGGCAGCAAGCACCTCGGCGCTAATGCCTTGGCTCTGCAATAATTGTGTTAATTGGCTTATTTGCAAACCGGCATTGCCAGCGTTCTTTGCCATTCTGTTTACCGCGTCTGATGGTAATTCAAAACGACGGCGGAGTGACATGGGATCGCCAGACATCAATTCTTGGATTGCAATTGTAGCGCCCTCAATGCCTTGAATGGGGTCGCGAAGTGTTAATAATTGGAGTGCGTCATTTATTTCACGAACCGACACGCCGTATGCGTGTGACATTTGTTGAACCTTTAAAAGGTTGTCTATGTTAGACGACAAAGTTCCGCCAAACGCAAGTTGGTTTTTTGCTGCGGTAGACAAAGCTGAACTGTAAAGAATAGTTGATTTTGAGGCCTCATAACCCTGTGATGAAATAAGCGCCATCATTGTCGCTTGGGATCTGGTAACCTCATTACCACGCTCTATCAGTTGAAATAAATTTTGCATACCAATGGTCACGGTACCAATAGCAAATGTCAAAGAATTAAACACATGCAAAACGTGTTCAAAACCTCGGTACAACGACATTTCTCTACCACCACCACCACCACCACCACCACCACCGCCACCACCGCCACCGCCACCACCGCCACCACCGCCGCCACCACCACCACCACCGCCACCAGCAGGAGTTGGTGTTTGTGGTATTTTCATGTTTATTTTTATTGCCTCAATTTGTCTTAACAAAATAAGGGTTTGGGTTAGTTCTGTGTTTAAGCTGTTTAAATCTGATACCAATTTTTGTGCGTTGTCAAACTTAATATCAATTTCTGTAAGCTTAGGCGTGCTTTTGGCAATTGTAGCAACAGCGTTTGCATACTCTCGTATATTTCCAGAATTTGCAAAAGCTTGGTTTATCTGATTTATTGCTGGCAGTAGCGATCCGTTGGCCGTGTTGTACATGATCATCATCTCATCAGTTATCTTTGAGATAACGGGAGATAATTTATCATTACCAACAAACTCAACCTTAAACTGTTCTGGCATTTTACAACCCGTTCTTAAATGACCGAACCTTGCCCTCGGCGGACAAAGCCGTAAGCAACGGCAATAATAAGTGAAGCGGCTCTTTTTCGAGCGCACTCGGTAGGCAGTTAAACTCTCTACAGAGCCGCAACACCAGCAGTTCAATTGGCGGATCTTCAGTTCCGGTGTGCAGGTGCGCCATTACCCGAAACTCTAGGCTTTTCCCTCTTTATCTGTTGGGTTTTCGACTCCATAATATTGCCTCCATATCTCTTCGTATAAATCGTTGAATTCGCTTCTCTTGAGGTGCATCACGCCACCCTCAATGTGCTTATCCATCCAGTCAATTACTTCTACGTCAGTTAATTGACCCTGATTCATAGCCGAAAAGAAACGAATGTCAGCAAACGTAAGTTCGTCTACTTTCAACACATACTTGGGGGCTTTTGGAGCCGATGTTGATCCGCTATTCTGACTCATAATTACGTCCCACTTCCACCGCTAGTATTACTTGCCGAGGTCTTTTGCAACTCTGGGGTGTGAACGCGGAACATTCCCATAATTGGGCCTGCCCCCTTTGCGTCAGCCGTTGGGTACCGAAACGTCTTAAGTGTGGCAGGCGCAGTAATTGGCGTGCGATACATTGCAGACGTGCCAGCCGTGCCACCCTTGGGGATGTACCGAACATAAATAGCGCCCAGCGTGTTGGCGTTTTCAAAAGCCGCACGAATAAGTTCGTAAGACTCGCCAGCTGCTTCACTGTAGATAATGTTGAAATCAACGTCCATTGCGTTGCGCTTGCCACCTTGTGAAATGGGAACGTCACCGTCAAGAACGTGTTCGTCACCGGTGTTGCGTTCCTGTTCGGTGCTGGTAACACTTTGTGTTTGACCACTGACATTTATCCAAGTGGTCAAATCAGTGCTGATGTAAACAGCAGCCACGGCAACACTGACCGAATTTGTAGTCGCTGGCATGTTATCACTCCTAATTGTTCTCTACCACAGTAACCATACAAACAACCGCGTCATAGTATTGCTCTGATCCCTCTGGCCACTCAACTAAACCGCTTGTTTGCTCGACATCATCTACGACATAGTGTTGTGCCGCTACATCCCTAATGAGTCCTGCATACTCGCCCATGTAGTTAAAGACATCAAACGCAATACTAGAAACACCAATCCCAGCGGACACTGGGCGCAACAACATTATATCTGGGATTCGCCACGACGCTGTAAACGCTCGGCCAGATAATGTTGTGCGCTCATATTGTGATGATACCATACCAGCCCCGCGGTGCGATATAAATCGGTATGGCAATTGTGCGGTTGATACCCCGTCAAGCAACGTGTCTTCGTGGCTTGCGGTATACCCAAGCACGCTTGTACTTGCAATTGCATCAATTATTGCCCCAATACCGGTGTAATTTGTCATAGTACAATTCTTTTGTAGTTTTCAAGTAACTTACTCAAAAACGGCGGATATGTCTGACTGAATGTTTGGCCATCTCTACGTGTTACCGGATTACCAACAAGCGATGGGATCATGTTGTCTTTTTGCTTGTACAACAACGCTGTTAGATACGTGGTCGCAAATTGCACCTGTCTTGGAGCGGTAAGCGAGTAAGCCCATCTGCCGGTAACCTCAATGCACGCATCGGGAGTTGAGTCCCATGTCCAGACAATTGGGGCATCAAGTTTTAACCTGACACCATACATTGGCTGGTTAATGACCGCAGAATTTATCGGAAGCGTGACATAGTAGTTTGGATTAACAACGGTACCGTCCCCGTTGACTATTTGGGTTATTTGACAACAATCGTATCGATTAAACCACAACATTCGCCAGTTGTAGTAGTCGTAATAGTTGTCATATGTTGCCCGAAATATGTTTAAGTACTGTTCATACATGACGGCATCAAACTTCATTGTTGTATCTGATGTAGCCTCAAACGTGCGATCTGTTTCCTCATCAACCATGGCCATTGCGTCCAAAATTAATGCGTTAAGTAAATCGTCGTCCGTGGTTGTTGCTGTTGGGATTTTAAGCAACTGTTTTACTCGTGCTAGTGTCGTGTAAGCCACTACATTAACTCCGATCTGTGCAGGTGTGGTTGTGTTATGTCGGGGTGTAAGATCCTATGCGCGCCAGTTGTCATTACGTGGCCACATAAAACCCCAAAGTGCGCTTTTTGTGAGAACCCATGCTTTTGGCAGTCGATTGAAAAATACCAGTCGTTGCAAGCATTCCCACGTCGCTCAAACACAATCTTTTCAAGCACATTACGTTTTATTAGTGTAATACCAAGCCCAACCCCGGCAACGTCAACAACTTCTTTTTGATTGACCCAACGCATGCAAGACCATGCGTCTTTTTCAGTCCAACTCATGCCCTCGCCATCTTCAACCGTATAAAACGTATTCCAGCGGTGTGATGGCTTTTGTCGTAAACAATACACACCATATGCAACATCAGAATTAACTTCTGCCAGATCACCAATAGCGTTATCTGGAACAATAATGTCGTCTTCAATTGCCAAGAATGCGTCGCAATCAGTTTTCAAAAAGTGCTGACGTGCAAGTTCGTAATTCGTTGTCACGTTGTCGTATCCATCAGCAGACGGCTGATTGTGCTGGTACTCGATATACATATGAGGCTTGCCCCAATTTTTACGAGCATCCCACAACGCAATGTGAACCTTGCCGATAGTACGCATTCGCGGCATAAATACAAACAATTGCACGTCAGCAACCCTTTCACTAGGCTACAATTTCAGCAACTGAAGCCAAGTCGTAATCAGACGCTGGTTCGTAACGAGCCACTCCAGCAAGTACAATGGCTGACAACAACGCGGCTCCGCTTGGGGTAAGTTCAAGGCGAATGTAGCGCACGTCTTGAGCGGCGCACTCTTGATCATCTACCTCAATAAGCGCTTGCGTATTGTTATCGCCAGTACCACTAAAAGTGCCAGCAGCCAGCGTTTTTCCAGTCAAAGTGGTGGGGAAGGTGCTGCCGTCAGTACCACCCTTGACGACCACGGCAACGGTGTGGGCGCCAATTGCACCAGCCGAAACCGCAAACAAACAACGACGAAACAATCGCATATCAACAGCATCGCTATTGGTTTGAGCGCTGTATGACGCTGGGTCAACAGTCCCAACAATGGCAAGCGCCTGCGATAAACGTTCGGTAAAAATAGCCATTCCGCACCTCTTAGTTCAACTTAACAAACGGGCTTACTTGGTACGAACCACTTGCAAGGGTGATCTTGTCATTCAACGCAGGCTGGCCATCAACGCGAACGGTCATCTTGATGGTCATAATATCACTCAAGAATCCGGGCGCATCGCTTGACGAAATCTGCATAGTGCCACGATCGCCAATGTAGTATGCTTGGCGGTCGATAAGCATAACGTCACCGGCGGTGCCAAGTTCAGGCAATTTTTCGGTGAAGTACACTTCGCGACCAAGCAACCGCATCACTGGCTCGTTTTGCAAGTTTGGCAAGAAAGTTACAAAGTTACCGCTGGTG